CGTTGATTGCCCCGTTTTCTACACCAACGCTGGTGTTCGAGTTCATTTTCTTCTTCCACGTCCATATTAATTTCCTCGTTTTCTTCTGTCATCGCGTGCCTCCTGTCTTCTGCACTCCCTCGGTCAGTGTCTGTCTCTTGTCTGTTTTCCAACGAAGCATCCCTTATTCCTTCTTCAACCTCCATCCGTGTGTCTTCTTCCCGAGTCGCTTCAGGCATCTTGGCTAACCTGCTGGCGTGCCAGAGTCTACCATCTTCCATTTGGAATGTACTGGGTCCCCACTGTCTCACAATCTTTGCGGGTTCCGAAAATTTGTTGCTTCCCTTCTTCACTAATACTGCGGGTTTTTTTATTCTCACAATCTCCTCTTCTCTAAACCTTACCGGCCTTGCTACCCTTCGCCTATCCGCATATTCTTTTTGCTTCGCTTGCTTACTCTTCACTCTTTGTCTGACCACCTGATCCTCAATTGCTTGTCTTGGGCCTTTAATTATATCTAATTTTGTCCTCATATTTTTTCCGTGCAGTAGTTCTGATGGTGCTTTTCCTGTAGTCGCCTGCGGAGTAGCGTTGTACGCGCCAACTAATTCTACCAGCCTGCTCTGCAAATCTCCACCCAGACGCTTAGCCGTGGTCAGCATTGCCCCCAGCGTTCGGTTGAATCTCTCAACTAAACCGTTGGCTTGAGGGTGATAGATGGGCGTTTTGATATGCTCCACTCCATATTCTTGCAGGACCTGCTTGAACTCACGACTAAGAAAAGGGGTACCATTGTCACTAACTATTACTTCGGGAATTCCCTCTCTATGGAATAACCTTTTAAGCATTTCAATTATTCTTCCAGACGATGCTTCATTCGCAAGCTCAACGTCGGCCCATTTTGAGTAATAGTCGATTACTACAATTGCAAACTTGTGTCTCGCTCCCAACGATCCATCCGGACCTCTGATGTCTATGGCTATTCTCTGCCAAGGTCTCTCCGGCCACTCTGTTGGTTGAATCGGGATCTGATTCGTTATCGCTGTTTTGTCCTGTGAAGAACACAAGCTGCAGTTTCTGATCAATTCTTCAATCGACTTGTCCATAGAGGGCCACCAAAATTTTTCCCGAACTCTTTGCTTTGTTCTAGTTATACCTTGATGCGCCTCATTATGGGCTATTTCTATAATCTTCCTTCTAAGCCCACTAGGCAAAACAATTTTATTCTCCTTCATCAATACTCCATCTATTTCTGCCAACTCTCCCTGAATGGATTTCCAAGCTTTACTAATCATCCTAGATTCACCTATCACTAACCACTTCCTAACCTGCTCGAGTTCTTGGTCCGCTAGCGACTCCCTTACTACTTCCTGCCACGAGATGGGCTTCACATTAGAACTAATACTAGCCACAACCGTTTCAGCTGGGTCTTTAATTTCCCAGATCTGGGAACCAGGTAATCGAGATAGCATATCTGGCACTAAATTTGTCTTTCCGCACTTAAATTCCACTGTAAAATGATAATTTCTCAATTTCTCAATCCACCTTCCAATTCTCATTGGTGCTCTTCCCGATCCCTTAGTACCTAGTAATGTTACCAGGGCTTGGTGATCTGTCCTCAAAATAAACCTTCTACCCCAAAGAAACACATGCCACTTTTCCACTGCAAAGAGACAAGCCAAAGCTTCTCTTTCGCCAGTGGAGTATCTCTTTTGAGTTTCTGTCAACGAAACGGAAGCGTACGCCACTGGTAATTCCCTACTATCGTGTCTCTGTAATAGTACTGCCCCCAAACCATGGTCAGAAGCATCGGTGGCTACTATTGTTTCCCGTCCCGGATCAAAGATTGCCAATGGACATGTTTCTATAATTTTTCTTTTCATTTCTACAAATGCTTTCTGTTGTTCTACACCCCACTCGAACTTTTCATCTTGTTTTAACAAACGTCTAATAGGTTCTACCAGATCCGAAAAGTTTGGAACACACCGAAGATAAAAACTTGCCGTACCTAACACAGACTTTATTTCTGTTATATTTGTTGGCTCTGGTAACTCTTTGATCGCTTTCAAATTATCTTCCGCTGGCCTCACCCCTGCTTCTGATATTGAGTATCCCACAAATTCTATTTCTTTTACGCCCATAATACATTTTTCATTTAGTGTCATTCCTGCTTTTCTAATCCTGTTTAGAACATGAATTAACCTAGTATCATGTTGTTCTTTTGAACAACCATAAATTAGAATATCATCCAAATAAATAATGACTCCTTCTAGACCGTCAAGCATTTGTTTCATCATGCGCTGAAAAGCTGCCGGAGCGGAAGCTAATCCGAAGCACACTCTTTTAAATCTGAATAGTCCCCATGGCGAAACGAATGTTGTTAGGTCTCTTGACTCTGAATGTAATTCTACCTGATGGTATGCAGACATGGCATCAAGTTTCGAAAACCATTTGGCTCCGTTCAACTCGGTGAACAAATCGTCAATATGGGGCAATGGAAACATGTCAGCCACAATGTTCTCATTTACTTGCCGTAAATCTACACATAACCTAATGTTTCCATTTTTCTTTTGTGCGATAACCATCGCAGACACCCACTCTGAAGCCTCAACAGGTTCAATAATATTGTCCAGCAGTAGTTTATCTAACTCTTGCTTCACTTTATCCCTAATAGCTAATGGTATTCGTCGTAATTTTTGTTGTACCGCATTAGTTGATCTCTTTAACTTAATTTTATGGACAAAATTTTTAACTTTCCCTACTTTTCCCGAAAAAACGTCAGAAAAGCTATCTCGAATATTGGATTCCTCAATGCCATTTACCCCTGTTCGACGTGCTTTTGCGATGCCCGATTCTGTGTCTGTTTTCTCTACTGTACACCGCTTAAGCGCACAATCAATTTGTACTCCTAGCTTAGCTAGCGCATCTCTCCCCAATATGGACCTACCCTTGGGTACTACCATTACTCGACAAATCGCTAATCGCCCCAACAACTCGAGTTTACACTCTATAGTACCTAATGTTTCGATTATCTCCCCTGAGTAAGTTATTAATTGAGTATCACTGGGCCCTATCTTACATTTCTTTGACTCCAACTCATTAATATTCACGATGGTCACACCAGATCCGGTATCTACTAACATGCTAACTTCTTTACCGTCCACCCTAACCGTACTATTCAATTCATTACATTCACCAGACAAAACATATACTACAGTCTTCATTTTATTATCACTCTTTGTATACTCATTAAGACATTTACGGGCAAAGTGACCCGTTTTACCACACCTAAAACATTTTTCTTGTTTGGCTGGACAGTTCTTGCCTACTTGATGTTCTCCCTGACCGCAATTCGCGCATCTTCCTCGCACCCGGTGCACTGCTTCTCGATCCGTAGATCCTCCTATCTCGATCGCTTCCTTTTCACTCCGATCCAGTCTAATGGCTACCTCTATCAACCGTTCGACACTCACATCGTCTTCTAAATTCAATAATTTTTCTCGTATCTTTTCATTTCGCGCCCCAGATATTATCCTATCTTTTAGAACCAAATCTGGATTGTAATTAGCGAAGGCCCCATTTGCCATCTTTTTCCTCAACTCAACAATGAAATCTTCCATTCTTTCGTAATCTCTCTGTTGTCTTCTAAGGAACTCTACTCGTAATGCCATCTTGGCTCGTTTGTCTTTAAAAAGCAATCCTAACTTAGTAATACAACGTTGATATAGCGTTAACGCCCCTTCCCCATCTATTGGCACGTGCTCTATCGCATTCAGTTGTTGCTGTCCCTCTACTCCTAAACAACATTTTAAGAATGCTAACTTACGTTCCTCTTCCATCTGTTCTCCTCTTGCTAGGAGATGGTTTTCAAACATCCTCAACCACTCTGGCCATTGAATGCGAGGTTCTCCCGGGTTTTCAAGGAAGGGGGGCGGCAACGGGATCGACGTCATAATACTGTCCGAATCGTATGCAGTGGGCACAGGCTAAAGATACTGCAGATTTTTTCGTTTCCGAAGCACGAAGTTTGTCGACTGCGCCAATGTAGTAACGCGCTAGAAACGACACAAGATCACCGGTTGAAGGTCAACCCAATAATGGATGCCTTCCTATATTCACATGTCTGAGTACACATTCCACTAGATGTCGCTCTCGACCTCCTCCTCTCTCGTACGGTCAGGTTCTCCTAACATTAACCCTACATTCTCCCCCCCATTATTATAATGCTTGTTACCTACGGTACCTACTGTCCACGGTTCCCGATCAGATGACTCGAACATTACTTTGTCCTTTTTTACTTCTTCATCCGACCTCTTTCGTTGATTGCCCCGTTTTCTACACCAACGCTGGTGTTCGAGTTCATTTTCTTCTTCCACGTCCATATTAATTTCCTCGTTTTCTTCTGTCATCGCGTGCCTCCTGTCTTCTGCACTCCCTCGG